GAGAAAGGAGATGCACAAACTTAATTGTGAACCAACCCTCAAATCCAGCAGTCTCCCGACATCGAAATAAGTTGTTAAAGATTTCGGCCAGGACCGGCATAACCCGGTGTGCCGCTCATGCCTTTATTAAGGCCTGCTTTTTGTCCGCCCTTTTTATCAAGGTTCTTACCCTCTCCACCGTGTTGTGGTAGATTAGAGTCTCCGCCCTTGGGAACCGGGAATCCCGGTCCTCTTCCTTTTGAATTTCCTTTTGGTACTGCGTCTGTCATGTTTTACAACACCTCCTTGCGTTTATTGGTATCATATGCGCTTTTTATTGTCAATTTTTTATAGTCCTCCTGCATTATGCTTTGCAACTTTCTTTTATTGAGTTTGCTAGCATAAACCTTTCTTGCTTTGTCCTTTTTTCTTGGCATTTAACGACCTGTCCTTGGTTTTCTTCTTTCTCTTAATGTCCTACTAGGTCTTACAAAACGCTTCTTGGTATTCGCACTTATAACCCTTCCTGTACGAATAGCTCTTCCAGGTCTTGTCACCTTACCACCAAATCTACCAATCGTTTGTGCCATAAGTTACTCCCCCGTTGTCATGGGGGGCGTTGGAATTCCACCTCCTAACCCTGGGCCTGCCTCAGCCATAGGCTGTCCTCCACCAGCCATTCCTGCTCCTAGTCCAGGTCCACCAGCTCCCATTCCCATACCGGCTGGTCCAGTTGCAGATAAGAGCCCTGCCATGCCTGCTGTAGACGACGGCATGCTCTTCATTAGATTAATGTGCTCATTCATATGGTCCATGTAGAGTTCTGGGTACTTGGTCTGGTCTAAGCCCTCTTTGTGTACACCCAAGTGGATTTCGTGGTCATCTTCCATCTCTACTGGTTCAGGAGTTCCATTATCCATCAGTTCATTCTCTGCTAGTGCTAGTGATTCCTCATCTACACCCTCTCTCGCACTCATAAGGTCTTGATTAGGGGACATTTGCTGCCTGAGTTGTATCAATCTCTCCATCCTAGTCTTGTCTGTAATGGATTTTACGTCTCCAAACTCAAGATGCTGCAGTAAAGTCTCTTGGTCTATGGCTCCAAGCCTGAACAAGTCCTTCAGTTCCTCTTGCCTGGCCTGTTTTGTGTACGCTAGCCAGCTTCCAACGGTAACTCTAACCTCATTTGAAGACCCAATGACAGCAATAGGCAGTCCCATCTCTCCAAATGTCTGTTTTCCGGTCTTTTTCTGCTTATTAACGGGTGAATTCTCTCCTAATACGTAGAAATACTCGGCTTTTCCAGAAGGACCAGCTATTTGTGCTAGTTTTGTAGAAGTGTAGTTGTTAGCAATTATCTTAAATATCTTTTTAGCGCTTCTTACTAGGAAATCTTCAAGTGCATCTACTAAGTCATCTTGTGAAGAGGCGTCTGCCTGCCTAAGTTCAGCTATTCCTATACCGGATTTAACTCCAGTAGGTATTCTACCCATGGAAACCTCATGCAAACCGCCAATATCCTCCATGTACTGACGCATATTCTGGATTTGTGCCAAATGAGTAGGCGGAAGCGGTGCCAAAGGTAGGGAAGTAACAGTGTAACCAGGGTTCTTTTCTATTATTTGACCGTGTTCATTGACGATTGAGCGTACTCCAGAGCCTTTATCAATTACAAATCTGCCTTTTCCGAAGAAATGGTTATACTCAAAGATATTCGACTCAAGCGCATCGAGTACTCTGTTGATAGGCATGAGGTGTTTTGCCCAAGATTCTCCATAAATCTCCAAAGGTTGTATATCTGCTTGGAATATTTCATAGTTGAAATCATCTTCTTCAGTAAGTTCGTTCCTAAGAGGGAACAAACAGTCATCAGTCCAGGCTATTATCCTTATTTTGACCTTGCCACTGGGCTGCCATTCTCTGATTTGAGCCTCTCTTAGTATGGTATATTCATTCTCGTCCTTCATTGTAGCCTGTCCTTCACCTGCTACACCTACAGACCTTAGTAAGAATTCCTTATATTCAGAGCTGGCTAGCTTGGGGTCAGGCTTGATATCGTTCTCTATTGCTGCTTTCTTATAAATAGGATGGGTTCTGACGTAGTTTAGGGGCTTTCTGACGGCTTTAATAACGAACTGTGCCTCTGCTAGGGAAGGTGCGTTGGGGTCTATGTATAAATCGAATGGGTCTACTATACTTACTGAGACTTCCTTCTTGGCTTTGTCCCAATCAAACTGCCAGATTCCAATCGAAGTATACAAACCTTGGTATACGACCTCCTTCAGTTTCCTTTTAAGAGCTAATTTGTCAAACAGGTAGTCGAGTGTCTTGCCAGACCATTGGGCGTTCTCAGTTGCTGCTTCGGTAGGCTTCTCTGGAAGCACTTCCCATTTCGGTCTGAATGAGGTTACTTGGTTCCTGATAGCACGTGCTTGTGCCCACATAAGGTTAATTGGAATCCTAACCTTAGTTCTGTTGCCTAGTGTGAATGTTGAAGTGGTACTGTTGTATCTTGCGAAGTGATAACCCCTAAGATAGAGGTTTCTTACGACCCATTCCCAGTCATATCTCCTTCTTCCTGCAGCAGCAGAAGCTTCTAGTTTCTTCATGCGCATTAACTGTTGCTTCGACTCTTCTAGTTCTTTCTGTTCCTTGGTCTGTGTAACTTGCTTACCCTTAACCTGACGCTTAGAAGGACCAGTTTTCTTTTTTGTTTTTGTAGCCATTATCTCTGCTTTCTAGCTCTAGCTTCATGTGGAGTTTCTGGGTCACCTTCAAGCTGGATATTAAAATCCCTATCGGTGAATTCCATCATAGGGATATCAGCTATCGGAGTTTCTTCTCCACTTTCTCTAGCCATTTCATTGGGGACCGCCCTTTTCCCCTCATTTTGTTCTTTCCAATAAATCTGTGGATTTGTCTTAATGATTTTACCTTCCAAGTCCTTAATGTGTTCATTGTGTTTCTTCTCCCTGTAAAGGGATACTCCAAATTGTACAAATATTATCGCTAGCAATGCATAGTCTATCATACTGGGTAAGATTCTAGGTCATCGAGAATCTTCTCCTTCATATCCTTCACTTCCCCGGTTTTCTTCCTATGCTTGATTTCCCCTGGAAGTGTATCTAGAAAGTCTTCTACATCCTTCTTTCTGTCTTTCTTCTTCTTGTCCTTTGAGTGCATCAGCACTTCATAAACATCTTGCCTAGTTACGTTATCTGACGCTTCAATATCTTCCTTAATTTTTGTCTTCTCTCGTAAGTTAGCCATAGTTCAGTAAAAAGTAACATCAGCGGTTATAAAAGTCAACTTTGGACAACTTCTGCTTCTTTCGCTCCAACTCTATTTTGATTAGGCGGTTTCTTAAGATTCTCCAAATCGTCTTGTGTAATTCCCCTAATACCGATAACAGTTATGTTCTGCGTGGGAGGAGTTACCTTCTCTGACCAGTCTTCAATCAACTGCATCCAGAGCTTCACTTCTGCTGCTTCTCCTCTGGTTGCAGCTCTCTTAAAGAGACCATGTACAACATCGGAGGTCTTGTCCTTAGCCCAGGTAATCCTCCACTCTGCTACTTTCTCCCAGAAGTCCTGCCTCTTCTTCCACCTACTAAGTGTTTCTGGAGTAACATCCCAGAGCTTAGCAAAAGCCTGCATGGTTTTCTCACTTTTAAGAGGAGTGGGTTTGGCTGCCCATTCACAGAACGCCTCAAAGACGTGCTGCTTAGCAAGCATACTCTTCTTAGGTCTGCCTCTTTTGGCAGGGACAAACCTCACCTTCCTAGGAAAGCCGTACTTAGTCACTGGTATCTTTTTTGCTTTTCTCATTTTTCTGCCTTACTGTTATCTCTTCTGTGAATGTTACGTCTATTATCTTACCGTGTTTTATTATTAATTCCAAACCTACTTTGCCGAAACCAAAGGTATTAGCTATTAGTTTAACCCTGTCGTCTAGCAATTTGATATTCTCACTCCAGAACTTTATCGATTGGTATAGGTCTTTATTGTCCATAGAAACTCCCCAATACAGCATCTGCGGGTTTATCAAATTTCTTAGTTATCGGGTTGCTCTCCTTCTCGTCCATCATGAAGCCCCTTGAAACGAACTTACTCTCGACCTTAGGTGCAGAAGGCCATCTTGCCATTACCATGTATCTTAAGGCATCCACCGTGTGGTCGTCAATATCAGTCGTTTGCTCAAGAGGGTTTCTAGCAGACATGGACCTTGTCTTCTTCCAATGGTACTTGTTAAGTTCCTCGATAGTGTGTTCACAGCCTTTGAAGATAAATAGCTTAGGTGCTCCTGTTTTACCAGTAACAGGGTGGATTCTTCCTTCCTGTATCTTGAGGAACTCCTTTATTCTATTAATAGA